TCTGGAGTGTACTTAGAAGAATCAAACTTAACTGCTGGATCAATATTATGTACATCAGGGTGATGGGAGAAGTTTTCACGATCAACATGAGGTGTAGCTTCCATATCCTCTAGTTGTTTACCCTTGTACTTTGTATGTACTACTAAACCAAACTTTGCATGTCTGATTGCCTGACCATGATGAGTATCACGATCTACTGAATACTTTACTGTGTTTGGCTGGAAATGAAATTGACCTTTATCACTAGTCACATCTTTTTTTCCAGAGTGCATGACATCACCTTGATATACACCATTTTTAGGTGCTATCTTAGGGAGATGTTGCAAAGCATGTTTTAGCTTCTCTGCTAATCCGGGTGCATGACCATGATTATCATCGATGTCTTTATCAGTGTAATTTATTTTAGGATTCTTATTGAAAGCAGACTTAGATGCAACAAAGAAACGACCATTCTTTGGATGATAACCAAAAACAATAGATGGTGCACCATCATATTTAGTTGAGATATGTGTGTCTGTCTTTTTACCAAGCAAAGCTTTATGCGCATTATCCAGCATCTCACCAGCTGCAGATACACCTTCATGACCACCATGTATTGGCATGTCTTCAAGGTGTGTGAGATGTTTTAGTTTCTTACCAGAACCAGATTCATCTGTCTCTTCTGTCAAGAATATGTTGAAAGATAATACCATTTTAAATCCTGTTTTATTATATTTATAGTCTTTCTAACAAGACTCTTAGATACTTAGCGCCTGTGTCAGTAGCAGTCGTGCCTCTAAATTGAAAGTCGACTTTATACTTTGCGCCATTAATGTTAGCTGAAACTTTTATAGATCCACCTTTTCTTTTTCCAAGTTCCGGATAAGAATAAGAAGATTCACTTAAATTATTTACGGTTACTTGATTGCTGCCGCCTATATCTTTAACTAATACATCACCAGTTCTTTTTTTATGAACGAAGACTACATTTGTACCTATAGCCTGTTCTAGTACATCTGCTAAGTTTTTAGCAACTGTTGCATAATTTGGTGTTTGTGTTTGGCATGCATATCCTTCACCAAATCCAACCATCTTTAAACCTTCGAAACCAAAAAACTCGTTTATATCAACCTGTGTATTTTTATTTAAAAAATACTTTTCTAATGCAGCATTTAGAACATAATATGTTTGCGACATCTTAAGAGAAAGAAAATGTAAATCTTTGCCATTTTTTTGTATAGTTACGTCTGTTAGTGTTTTTCCATCAGACTTGCTAATATCTAAACGGGTTCCAGTGAACACAACTTCTCTTTTTTGATTCTTATAACCTTCTCTCGTTGCACTGTACGCATTACTTTGAGTTAAGTCTAACTTTTTCTGCAATTCATTAATAACATCTGGATGTTTGATATCTGTCATATCAGCACCAGCAAAATAATTATTGAGATCTTTTTCTATCTCTGATTCGAAAGCTATACCGCCCTGACCTTTAGCAATGATAGGTTTAAAGATGATATCTGTTTTAAAATCAGGAACTGTTAAGACATCTATTGATCCAGATTTACTCCTTTTAAAGACACTCGTGAAGTCAACTTTACTGCTTCCTAAAAGCTTCTCAACTTCTTTCTTTGTATCTTCTCTATTCTTTGACTTAACATAGATATCATTCTTCTGTAGTAATACTACAGCGTCATTTTTAAACTTCTCTTGTATAAGATTTTTTAATACTTCTATATTTTTACTTGCCATTACTTCACCTTATTTTTTATAGATATTTATAAAGTGAAAAGGGCGAGCCTTTCGACTCGCCCCAATGTGCAACATGGACGGGTGGAACCCCACCATTTATCCCGTCAATTCCAATCCTGATTTATCAGCTTGCCACTTGTGCTGCAGACACAAACGTGTTGCATTGCCGCTCTATTGAAGCGGAACTGTTATTATTTATACTTCAGGCAGCAGTTTTTCCTGAGGGATATTAATTTTTTTTAGCATAAATGATGGCGTCCAACCATCAAAAGCGCCGCCTAAGTTTAGATGACGAAGAAGTTTTCTTGCTGGTTCCAACCCGTCATAGTTACGAATAATCTGGTTCGTAGCAGTTTCTACGACTCCAACACCATTTTCATTCATCTTAATCTTATAGTTCATTATTTAAACCCCACAAATGCTTCTTTACTAAAGTTAAACTTTGGCTTTGGAAGATTTCTTTCTGTATCTTCCGAACCAAACTTGGAATTGTCAAACACAGACTTATTCTTTGGACCATCCAAAAGATCTTCCTGTGCTGATTGTTCTACGTCATAAAGCCGCATTTTACTGCGATCAATGCCAAGGAAAAACCTACGATTAGACCCTGGATCATTATAGCGATTCTTGAGTTGCTTAACCAAGATTTGATTTCGTGATTCCATTTCTTCGTTTGTTTGGAGTCCAAACATAAAATCAGCTGTGGCCGGGAGTCCAAAGGATTCTGATGTATCTTCCAATCCCAAGTCGCTGCTCGAATATCCACCTCGAGTTGTTTGAGTCGCACTGACGATAGGTACATTGAACTCCACGGCAAGTCCTCGTAACTCTTCTGCGATTGCTTTGATATAGGTATAAGAATTGACGTTGGCTCCATACTTCATCCTCGAAGACATGCAGATGTTTAGATAATCAATATAGATGATATCTGGTTTAAAGTTCTTCTTGATCTTCAATTCATTAAGAAGATGCCTGAAGTTTGCAGATCCAGCACAGGCTGTTGGATATTCTTTAACAATCAACTTGCCTGTAGTCTTAGACATAAGCTTCTCGATCTTACCCTTATAAGATTGTAGTGGTATGATCTCGAGCTGATCGAGAGGGATATCAAGAAGGTTAGAATCAATACGTTCAGCGATGCGTTCTTCTGCCATTTCCATCGTGATGTAAAGGACGTTATATCCCTTAGTCAAGTTAGATGCAGCACAATGACACATAAACAATGACTTACCAACACCAGTACCAGCAAGAGCAATGTTTAGTGTCTTGTTTGGTAATCCGCCGCCAGTAATTTCATTGAAGTAGTGCAAGTCGAACGGGATTCGACTTTCTTTCTTGTGGTAAAACTCATAACGTGCATCCGAGTCTTCAAGGAAGTCATGCCCAATATGCGTATCAAAAGATACTGCAAGTGCATCTGATAAGATCTGTGGAATGGCCCCTTTAGAGGCTTTCCCACTCTTATCATCCAATATTTGAATGTAGTTGGGAATGTGTTGTACTTCTTAACATACTCATCAACAAGATTAAATGCTAATTTATCAGAATAATCTTGAAAGTATTCTTCTTTCAAAAAAGGTATAACTTTTCTACCGTAATCTTCGTTTGTTAGAAGATTACCAAAGATTAGTTGTTCAATAGCCATTCGTTTTCCTTAGTAGCTAATTTGAAGATCTTTTAGACTAAAAACACCAATTACCCAATTCTCTGCAGCATCTTCGACATAATGCATAGATCGATCTGGAAATACACGGTGTTCTTCAATATCATTAATCTTATAGATTACACCATAATCGTTTCCATCATGCACTACGCGTGCACTACGATTGGAATATTCATCAACACCCTTGTACTCATGCAGCGTCTTCATCATCAACCTCCATGATTGAACCAACTGCCATCTTATAAGTATTTTTGATATAATCAGCAAAATCTGTATCCTGGAACATCTTGGTCCAAAATTCTTTATTATCTACAATGTCGCCAGCACGCATTGAAGGCTGTCTGACTTCGCCTGTTTCTTTATCTACGGTAGCATACCAACCAGCTTTAGGCTTAACAATGTAGCCACCATCAATAGCAACATCCAATAGGCCAGACCACCTATTAATACCTCCATCATAACTGACCGTGATAGGGATCTTAGACTTTTCTTTAACATAACGGGACTTCTCCACGTTGATTACGAAATGGTAGCCAGAGATACCATCCGCATCTTTTTCCTGTTGACGACCAAGGATCCAGATATTATCTGATCCATAGTAAGATCCAGTACCACCGCCAACGATATCCTTAGGATAGAGACCGATCTCCTTATATGTATGGTTGATCACTATCATAGGAATATCTTTAAGAGAAAGATGTGGTGTAATCATACGGAAGAGTGACTTAAGTTGTTTAGCACGAGACATGTCAGCAACTGACTTACCATCAAGTGCATCCTCAACTTCTTTCTTAGAAGCAAGGTTACCAATAGAGTCGATGATAATCATGACATGATCATTGCGATCAAGCTCTTTCATCTGAGCCATAATATCAAACTTCAATTCTTCGATGTCGGTGATAGGAGTATGCACAACAGACTCAAAAGGAATATTAAAGGTACTAAAATAGGACTGAGGAGTGCCGAACTCAGAATCGTAAAAAAGAACAATGCCATCTTTGTACTTCCTTAGAAAGGATGATGCCATTAAAAGAGCAAAGCCAGTCTTAAAGTGCTTAGATGGTCCAGCAAGCATTGTAAGGCCGGGTGTGATACCACCATCAACTGAGCCAGACAACGCAACGTTGATCATGGGTACAGGAGTAGGGATCATATCCTTCTTTGCAAAGACTTTACTGTCAAGTAGAGTAGATGTAAGATCAATCGTAGAATTCTTAATAAGCTTATCTTTAAGTGACATAACGACTCCTATTTGTCAAGTACTTTATCATCAATTTCTAATATACCAATATTTTGCTCTTTTGTAAACCGTTTTTGATTAGTTATACCAATATTTGCTGCTATTAAGAGTACGATAGCGAGAGGATCAAAAACAAAAACAAGAAGAAGAATGACCATCCTAACACTTCTTTCAAGGTTATCAACAGACTGTACTTCATATATGAGCTCAGAAATGTATTTGAGTGGTCCAACTTCTGCTTCGAGTTTTTTGATATCAGATTCAAGTCTAATTCTTTGTTCTGTATATGTGGATATATTTTTGACATGATCGTCTTTCCTTTTGACGAGTGATTCTCTCGTCTTTCTCTGCTGGTCAGCAGCTTTGAGTGCTGTTGCTGCTTGTCCACGATCAGTCATCTTATTTAATGCAGCATCAATTTGTTGTATCTGTTTGTCTAAGTCATCTATGCTTTGTTTTTCAAATCCAATCTTAGAGTTTAATATTTGTATTTGATCAGCAGTGCCAGTATTTAAATTAACTGTCTGGTCAATATGTGCTTTAGATAAGAAACCAAATATACCCATGCTTGTAATAAACATCAATATAAAAACAGCTGTACTTAAATATGTTTTAATTAGAAACGGTGTTTGCCTCCAGTTTCTATACAACCATGATGCTGTTACTAGTTTACCAACTTCTAATACAGATCCCATCACTACAACTGGCCAGAACGCTGACGCAAATATGGTCGTGAGACCTATGATTGAATAGTAGCCAGAGACACCCGATAGAGCTAAGGCTACTGCGAGTGCCAGATAGTTTATCATCCGTCTACGTAAGTATTAATTTTCTTTATGAAAGCTTGGATCCTTGCAGATCGATCGGGCCAGAGGATATATTCTTTATTAGGATCTTTTGATAAGTTTTGTAGTAAAGGCATGATCATATCTCTTAGTCCGTGTAACTTATCTTGAGCTTCAGCAGTCTTTTGTTCTACTGCTTTAGATTGTTGTTCTACTACTTTTTTTAGTTGTTCTTCGTGGGCTTTTAGTTCTGACTCAGATACAAGACTAAAGCCAAAATCGTCATCATTTAATTTCATGCGAACCAATCCTCTAACGTAGATATCTTCTTATTATTTACTTTCCAGTGTAGTACATCAAGTATAGACTTGATCGGATCAAGGAAAGCTCTATCAAATTGCTTATCATAGTCAATGTATTTATTAATCTCAAGTTGTTTAGGCATAGCAGAATTTGTAGCTATGACGTTTTCTTGTCTTGTGATAGGATTAGGAGTAATAAGATATGCAAACTTGATCTTATCACCATTAGCAATTGGCTGATGCTTCTTCTCGAGACCTGCATCTTTAATTACTTTATTGTAGAGGAGAGATGCTCTAACTTGGATCGGCAGAGATTTCTGATCAAGCTTGTAGTGAAGAGGGAATGTACTACCACCATCATTCTTACGAAAGTAAATCATCTTAACACTACGAGGAAATGCTACTTCTTCGAACTCCATGTTATAGAACCTATCTCTAAAATCTTCAATGAAGTTAAGGACAGTTTTCTGATCAGTATTCATGATGAGTTCTAGTGTTTTCTTAATGTTCTCACGGCAAGATGCGGGTGTAGATGAACGAACTGCTTCGATACCCATGATCTTAAGTTCTGGCTTTTCATACTGCACACCCTCGCTATTCCATACGTTGAGGATGTACATCTTCTTTGCTTTCCAGATACCTTTATTAGCGATGTTCTCTCGCTTCATCTGCATCTTCTGTTGATATGCATTCATCATGTCAGCAAGGTCTTGATACGACTTATTGATTCTTGAGCATCTTGTTGAAGTATGCATTAATCTTCTGTTCGATCCAACGGATCGATAGCTGACCAGAAGTTGTGATTGCCTCCGCGTGATTAAAGTTGAACCACCTGAAGTATTGGTTACCCAACGCACCATATGCCGAGTTGAGCTGGATCTTTTTGGCAAGCTGGAGATTGTGATAACGCGATGCAAGTTTTTCGTCATCTTTGCTTTTCGTTTCTTTGAATCTTTTCTTGGCTTCAAGCATCTTGTCTTTGTAGATAACACGATCATTGTACATCTTCTCCATGAGTTGAGGCAAGAATCCTTGTGTGTCTTTACGGTACATACAACCATTGGCTGCATAAGCTACCATGCCATCACGATATTCCCAATTACCTTCTAGCAAATAATCGATTGAAGGAAATTGTGTACGACCAACAAAGGTTTCCTTCGATCTTTTGCTGCGGGATGACGATCTTCTGATCCAACAGGTAGTTGTGGATGATAACATCCCACGGTCGAACTGTAGTTAGTGTATCCATATAGTTGACTTTGGCATCATATGCAAGCGCAAACACCTGCTTAATAAAACCAAGCTTATCTTCAAGACGGTCTACGAGCACACAGTCGTGAATGTTATAGTCGATGAACTTCTCGTAGTCTTTCTTGTAAAGATCCAAGAGACTATCATATTCAGAGTAATCGAGCTTACGTTCACCAAGGACGATGTTAGCGATATGGTCTAGACGATACGATTCTTGGTTAGTAAATGAAAACTTCTTATAGAGATGCATGTAGTCAAGGATAGTTACACCAGCAGGAACGAATGCTTGGTTCTTCTGGTCTCGAACGATGATCTCTTTCTCGTCGAGGAACTTCCACGGCGAAAGCTTCTTGGCTTCTTTCTCGCCAAGCTGGCCGATGATACGGTTAACGATATACGGTACGTCAAAGAACTCTACGTTCCAACCAGTCAATACATCTGGTGTCCAGTCAGGATGATTCCATGCAAGGATAAACTTAGCAAGCAGATCTTTCTCATCTTTACAAAGGACATATGAAACATCATCAGACTTTGGCTTATAGTAACCACAACCAAACACGATGCTACGACCATTCTTACGAAGAGAGATAGCAGTGATTGGTTTAGATGCTTGCTTGATATCCGGAAAGCCGTCATCGCTAGCTACCTCGATATCGATAGTCACTACTGAAACTAGTTCAGGATCGTAGTCGATCTGACCGGGATACTCATCATTGATGAATACGTATGGGTAGTTAGTTAGACCATAGAACTTGAAGTTAGATACGTCGCCATATTGCTTGACGAAGTCACGCGCTTCTCGCATAGAACTAAAGTTGATCTTGCCAACTTTCTTGTTGTCGAGAGTTAAGTATTCGCCCTTATCAGAAGGGATGAAGAGGTAGGGTTGATAGTCTACCTCTTCACTAATGCGTTTACCGTTTTGATATCCACGTAGATAAATCTTGTTACCACGTGCATAGAAGTTTGTATAGAAACGTGACATTAAATGCTACCTCAAGACTGTCAATTATAGGCATATTATAACATATTTTAGATCAGAAGGAAATTACTGTTTACCAGCTATCTTCTCTTGTCCACGTGTCCAAGCAGCAACACCAAGGATGGCACCGAATGCCATGTGAATCAATCCACCATTATCAAGTGTGATTGACTTCCACGGGATGTATGTCATGCCTTTTAAGAATTGTGGCATGAACATCGCGATGATTGGAAAAGCAACGAAGTCACAGAAACACATGATCATGTAAAGCCAGCCCATAGCTGGTCTCCACATTGATTTCATCCACGGTTCTTCTTGCTTAGCGTTTTCCGCTTTCCATTTTTCTCTTTCTAATTCAATGGCTGCAAGTTGTGCTGCCTCTGAAACTTGTGGTGTTGCGCTTGGTCTTG